GTAGTAGTTACTTCATACACTGCGCCGAATAAACCTTCAAGCACTAATTTGTGTGTCTGCGATCCATCAAGTGTTCCTGTGAATCCGTAACGATACTTACAATCTATCATCTTCTCTAGTACAGATATCAGCGACTTAGCTTTAAACAAGTGAGCCTCATCTCCTACAACCACATCAAACTTTTCGTACCAATCCTTTCTTAATTTATATATGGATTGCCATGTTGTGATAGTGATCTCAGCGTCAACGTTCTTATCTATGCCGCCTCTTATCTTATGTATATCTAATGGATTACCGTTATTGTACTCGATGAAATCAGAAGCCATTTGTTCCACGAGTGATGTCGTAGGCACGACAATGAGTGTCTTTCTGCCCTGTTCCATATGAAAACGTGTTAGCAGGTAAATGATGAACGATTTGCCCGATGCAGTCGGTGATAACATCAAAGCCCTATCTCGTTTAAGTGCATGTACCACAGCTTCATTCTGATACTCTCTTGGCACAAAAGTTGATCCGAACTCTTCAGCTAGTTGCATTCCTGAATCATCTGGTACTTCGTTTATCTCATAAGTGCCAGGACTGATCTCTACTGGATAATCTCTCATGTTACAGAACTTCAGAATGCGTGGAACGAGACCAGCATATATCATGCCCGTCATGGCATTGAACAGTCTTATCTTGCCATCCCAAACTTTGTTACGTACAGAAGGTATGAACTTAGCGCCTGGCACTTCAAACTCGAAGTGTCCTGATAGCTCCATCTTAATGCCTGGTTCGCAACTCACTCTGACGTAAACATCGTTTACTCGTTCTATTAGTACATTATCCATTAGCCGCCAACTCTAAATCTCTCCCAGTCTATAATGCTTTTTATTTGAAAACCCCTGTTACCAATCATCTTAATAATGGCTTCTAGGTATTCCACTTTTTGTTCTTGTTCACCAATACGCAACCCAGCCTCGATAAGATCGTTGTCTGCTTCGATGTATGTTGGTATGTCTTGTCTCAGAATTTTAAGGGGTTGAGGTTCCCAGCCATACTGCTTTAGCTCGGATACATCTAGGTCACCCTTGTAGTATTCCATCTTGAGCATCTTTAGTTTTTTGTATTCCGCTTTCATCTTACGTAGGAAATGACCTTCTCCCATATAAAATTTGAAATACTTATTGTGCAATTTGGGGGTGTTCGAGGCTTCGCTCGATATGTTGATTGCGTCTATTGGTCCGTCTTTGTCCCATTCTGCAATAATATTCTCTAGTTTCATTCATCTCTCCATAATTTAAGTATCGTTCTGCGATCATATCACAGGTAGTTCGTATTGTCAACTCAGTATAACCCTACTGATACCATAGTAGTAGTTGCGCTTAGTTTATATACGCAACTGATATTATAGTATTAGAAACAACCCGCATAGATTAAACTTCTATTGTATATCCAGCATACTTGAATGTTATATCAAATGTTGGTGGTGTTACATCTGTGCCAGTAGTGTTCAATTGCATTGCACTAACAGTAGTTGGGAACAAGTCCTTAAACTTAATTGACACATTTGCATTCTTATTACTATTTAGTATGATCAGAGAACCGTCTGAGGTCTTCGTATTTTTTGTATCCGTTGGTACACCACCACCAGGAACTCTAGTACTCAGTGTCTTGTATTGGTCGAATGACTCTGGACTAGTTAATGCTACTAGCCACTTAGATATCTCACGATACGTCACAAGATCCTCATCGCATATGATAGTCAATGTGAGATCGTCATATGTAAGTTTCTCACCAGGTTCATAGAGCGTTTTAAAAGGAGTTGGTCTCTCAGAGAATCCAGAACTAATACCGGGTACATTAGCGCCCTGTACAAAGAACTTAACGTTCGGCAGTCGCTCGATAATGAACTGAAACTCTATCGGTGATAAAAAATTTACGTTAGTTGCCATGTTGGAATCCCTGTTATATACTACTACTATTTATATAGCGCACAGTAGACTGTAACCGACTTTAGTGGGTGGTCTATATTAAGCATCACGCCCCATGATACTCTACTGCACCCTACTATTTATACAGACAAAAAAAAGAGGCTCCGAAGAGCCTCTTTAAAGTCAGGTTGGGTTAACCCCAATCTTATTTTTATAGCAAGTTAGTAACTGCGGTACGACGGTAGTAAACGTTATCGTTAGCAGTAATGACGCCTGAGCGTACTGTAGAACCACCAGCGAATGGGTTAGCAACCATGCCGTAACGAGTCTTAAAGCCAAGCTTCGACTGGAAGCTATTCTCACCAACTGCACGAACCATTTGTAATGGCACGTATGGGCAATAGAAGAGACCAGCATCGAATGTGCTAGAACCTTTATAACCAACTACCATGTAGTTAGCACCGGCGTATGGATCGATATACACTTTGAAGCGACCGTTAAGAACACCAGCAAATGTATTGCCTGTGTCATCTGGGCTCAAGTTGTTGCTGTTCAAAGCAGGAGCATAGTCAAGAACGCCTGCCATTTGAAGTGCAGATGCAACATCAGATGAACATACGATCAAGTTACCTTTGCCTCGACGGGTGTCTTTAGCAATTTGGTTAGCTTCTTTTTCGATTTGGAACATTAAGCCTTTAAACTTCTCTACGCTCCAACGACCGTTTGCATCAACGTCTAAGTTGAATGTTCCGGCTGTAGCAGTACCGACCTGTGATCCAGCTTTAGCTGAGGTATATACCGTACGAATTACTTCACGGTTAATTTCAGCAAGCAATTCAGCAGACAACATGTTAGCAAGCTCAGTCTCAGCATCCAAACCATGGATAGCTTTAAGGTCTTGAGCAAGTTCAGTTGTGTACTCTGCTTTCAAAGCACGTGACTTAGCAGTTACAGATACTTTCTCGATAGCGAAAGACATTTGAGCGAACTCAGCAGCCGTGCCATCACCAAGAGCTTCTGCATCAGCAGTAGCAAGACCAGTACCAGTTGTTTCTGATCCAGCACCCAATGCGTTAGCATGAGTTCCAGCACCAGAATAATCTGAATCCGACTCGGTGTAGAAAGCTTCTGGCTTACCACCAGTGTCTTCGTACTTAGTACGCATTGCGAAGATAAGTCCAGTAGGACCAGTCATTGGCTGAACGCCAGCAATGTCATATGCAACCAAATTAGGCATTGCACGGCGTACTAGAGAGATCAGTACGGGATCATATTTAGCCATATCAGCAGTTGAGTTAGCTGGTGCGGCTTCAAGCAATGATGTAGGTGAATATCCACCCTCTTCGATCATAGCTGTTTCAGTGTTCTCTAATAGAGTTGCTGTAACAGCCGCTCTGTGAGAGTCTTGGATACCCGGTAGAGCAGTATGCTCTAGGATGGGCTTCCACTTGTTCATCAGTTCTTCATTTCTCATTTTGTGGTTCTCCTTTTTTGAGATTTTACTTAGTAGTATTTATATAATAATTATTTGGCAAAGCGGTTTAAAGAATCTGCATAGGCAGCAACGTTCGGGTTAGAACTAATCACTGGCTTAACATCATCCGCAATCTCTTCATTAAGAAGATCAGTTTCATCTTCAGACACAACAGGAGCAGATTCGGTAAAGTAGTTGTCACGAATAGCAACAAGCTTCTTACTGTAGTCTTCTACTGTATCGTAAGATACGCCTTCTGAGAGAACACGCAACTTGTCTGCTTGTGTGTCAGTTAGATCCTCAGAAATTCCTTTGAAAGCGACTTCAAGGTCAGCTTGCGTCTTAGCTTCACGAACTTCGATCATTTGCTCAACAATCTCGTTATATTTAGTAGTAGACTCTTCGAGCTTTCCTTCTAAATCAGCAACGATATCCTTTTGCTCATCATCGATTTCCATGTTGTGTTCAACAACAAGTCCCTTAATTCCAGTCAATAGTGATTCAGCGACTTCAACTTTAATGTTGCTTTCGATCTGAACCTGATTGTCATCCATCCAACCTTCTACAACGTAGTCGAGATAGGCGTCAACTTTTTCTACTAACTCTTCTACAGCAACGTTTACTTGTTCCTGTAGATCACTTTCAAACTTTTCTTCTAGTGTAGCTGTTTCAGCCAACACTTTTTCGTGTACTGCGGCTTCAAAGATGGCGACTGTTTGCATTTTAAAGTCTTCAGATAAATCTGTTCCTTCAAACATGCGCTCAACAGCTTCTTTCATACCTACATCGTTTTTTCCTTGAGGGGTTTTGACATCATCTTCGACATCATCAGCTTTTGCATCAGCGGCTTTTTTTACATCGCCCTTACGCTTTTTAACTGAACCACCTGCGGGAGTAACAGCATCGGCTGCAACAGAATCTTCGCCCGTAGCTTTCGCTTCATCTAGGTCTAGATTCTTTTCTAGTTCTTCACTCATTTTGACTTCTCCTTTTATAAGTAGTGTGTTCATTTAGTATTATTTATAAAAATCATGTGTTACGCTTTTAGCGCAAAGACCTTACAAACCTTTCAAATAGAGCGGCAGCTTTCACTTCTAGCTCCTTCGTAGATACTCTTGCGGTATCTCTAATTTCTTCTTCGATCTGGTCAAAAGCTTGCGCTACAGTCCATGAAGAAGAAGCAACATCATATATCCATTCTACCCCTTCCATAACACCCTTTACGAATGCGTCAGGAGCAGACGGGTCTGCAACGATGTCTCCGGCAGTTGCAAGCATAAAGTCATCTTGCACTTCCATGATTCCGTTCTTATTCTGTTTAATTGATCCCATGCCACGTGACGAAATACCAACTAGTCCGCCTTCATCGATAATGTTCTTAACGATTTTGCCCATAGGGGTTTCCATAATCTTAGCACGACCAACAATATTCGAACCGTCTTGCTTTAACTCTGTGAACATGTGAGATACACGATCTAAGTTAATTGTTGGTCCAGCTGGATGTCCTAGTTCGCCATATGCACGATTTTTCTCAACATATGTCTCATTATATCTCTTCATCTCTTTTGCGAGAATTCTTGAAGGATACATGCGACCATTTCTGTTTTTGATATCACCTTGCATGATGATACCTTCGATGAAGTAGTTCTTGCCGGTCTTTTCGCCAGCTTCGTTAAGAATATCTTCTGAGATATATTGTACGTCTTCAACGAGTTCTTTAATTAGTAATGACATTATCCCTCCCTTACCTGTAGACGACTGGTGTATATGAGATAGCGCCAGTAGGTGTAATAGTTTGACCGACTTGCTTCTCAATAGTTACAGTTTCGCCTGGGTGCATTTTGAAACTGTATGTTAGACCAGCTTCACGATTAACTTCTGTGTTCCCATTTACTGTAACTGATGTTTCCGCCGTTGCACCAATCACGACTGTGTTTAATCCACTAGCAAGTTCGTTACAAATTCTAACTCTAGTTGCTAAAGTGCCCGTGTGTGCGGCACCACTTGTGGCAGCGCCTGCCAATGCAACGAGTATGCTTGTTCCTCTTAAGACTCCAGACATATTATTTCCCCGCACTCATGGCAAATTGCACCATCTTCATGAAGTTATTCTTATCATCTAGCATGCCTTCAACTTTCTTTCGGTTTGCACCGCTGAGTTGCTTATGCATAGAAATGATCATTGATGCGGTAGTCAAGTCAACTTTCTGCTTCTTACCGTCTTTAAATTTTACTGCTTTCATAGATTTTGATTTTACGATGTCTTGTAAATCAGCTAGAACGCCTTCAGTGATCTCTTCAGAAACTTCCTCAGAAACTTCTTCGTCTTTCATAGCCATCTTAGTAGCAGTTGCATACATAACATCTTTAGCTTTGTCGCCGTAACGGGATTTGAATTCGCCCATCTTTGCTTTCAAAGATTGTACAATTTCTTCACGCTTCTTTTCCTGCTCAGGAGTCATTTCTGATTCAGAAGCTTCGTACACTTCTTTATCTTGACCCTCTTCACGATCTGCTTCACGCTTCTTTTTCTTTTTGCCCTTGATGTCACCAGAAAACTGGTCATCAGGTGCGACTGGATGGTCTTGCTTGGATACAATATGTTTGTCTAAAAAGTTTTGTTCGTCCGGAGACTTAGGTTTATCAACCGTCTCTGCAAGCATGTCCTTAAAGCTTTTCATGTTAGCCCCTTACTCTTCTGTTTCAGCATCAGCTTCAACAGAAACTTCTTCTGGTGAAAACATTGATGTATATTTAGTTTCGATAGCAGACATCATCTTGTCCGACATAATATCGCCGAAAGCTGACTCAAACCCTGTTGCGTCTTTGTCTTGCGCTTTCTGTATCAATTCTTTTACACTCATTTACTATCTCCTTTATTATATAATCTTATTTATATTCTTTTATAACTGTTGTTTAAATATCTAGATCGTCTATATCGCTATCGTTTCCAAGAGCCTTTTCTGCGTCTTCTGCGGCTTTGTCCTCTTCTTCGATATCTTCTTTCATCTTCTCGACTTCATCTTCAGACATTTGTAATACGTTCTTACGTACCCAATCACCAGAGTAGTATTTACCTACATACTCATCAATGTCTCTCAGAACACCTAGACGTTCTCTTAATATCTCACTAGATTTCAATTCTTCGAAGTGATTATCACTCATGAAGTCGTAGCGAAGCATTGCTTGAATAGCCGGCCACTCTTCTGGAGTGATGATTCCTTTTAGAATCAGTTGCTTCTCAAGTATCTTATCAAATAGCGTTGAGAACCTAGTTCTTAATCTGTTAACAAACTTAGCAAACTTGATCTCATCTCGTGAAATCTCGCTTGCTCTACCTAGAGAGAAACCTGCATCAGTTTCCATTCTAGAAATAGGCACGTTCAATGACTTAAACAAACGCTTCTGGAAGTACAATACGTCATCTAGTTCACCTAGATTTTGTCCACCAGGTAGTGTCGTAATTTCAGTCCCTCTACCACCTTCTCTTCGTGGTAACCAGAAATCATCTGTCATAGACATATGTCTGCGGTCATCTTTTACGTCACCAGTTGCCATGTCATAGACCATGCGATTCTTATGCTTGGTCATCATATCACGTAGATACTGCTCTGCTTTAAGCTTAGGCAAATTGCCTACATCAATATAAAAAATTCTTCTTTCAGGTGCTCTTGAAATCCTATAGATAACAACTGCATCTTCCATCATTCTTAACTGATTCAAAGGCTTATATGCTTTATGCATATGAGATAGAACTAATGTGCTAGTCTCATTAAGTAGCCCAGAATTAGCAGTAACAATCGAATCTTTAGCAATCTTAAGACCGTTCATAGCGGAGTTGCCTTGGGTTTGCTGTTGCTGTGCCCCTGCTATTCCTGCCATGTTATTAAAGCCCTTCTCACTATAGATGAAGTACTCGTTTTTAACCTTTTTAGTTACTAGTTGGTTTTCATTATTGTTACCAACTTTTTCTTTCTCGAACTCACGAACTTTACGAATCTTTCGTGGATCAATATAGCGTAACTCTTGTATACCTTTACGTGGTGCTGTATTATCGATCATCACGTGGTAGTTAATTCTTCCGTCAACGTACCATTTCTGAAACGTTTCGTATCCGCTATTAGAGAAGTCTAACAGTTTTAACACCGAGTCGAACTCTTCTCTAATCTTCTTCTTAATGCCATCAGATAAATCTACATCATCTGTAATACATTCAACGACTTTTGCATCGTGGGATATACATATAGCTTCGTTAACAATGTCATCAACTGCTTGAGAAACCTCAGGCTGTTGCAACATAGTTCTATATTTCTGGACTAACTCAGCTTCAGACTT